TAGCGGTATTAAAATACTTCTATAAATCTTTTCATTGATATTAATAATAAATGTGCCTGATTTTAAATTGTCCCATAATAGTTTGAATATTTTTTTATAAAATTCTCGCCATTCTCTTGGATTTAATTTTGGATTATTTGGATATACTTCTATATTTTCATAGGGAGGCGACGTAAATACCATGTCATAGGTCAATTTGCTATAATCTACTGTTAAACAGTCTTGAAAAAGCAGATTGTATTTGTTTGTTGTGTCAAAGTCTTTAATCATTCTCTCGTAGTCGGGTTTTAAATCAATATTGATATCAACACCAACATAGGGTATGTTGAGCATCATGGCCGCGGCTAAACGGCCCCCAAATCCACAGAAGGGGTCTACTATGGAGGTCGGTTTATAGGTATGGTATACCTTGAGAGCATTCGTAATTTTAAAAGCATTGATACGCCCAAATGAAAGACCATAAATATAATAATATCTTTTTAAAAGAGAATCCTTATACCTATTATTTTTGTCACAATAAGAGAGAAGCGTTTGAATATATTTTTTGGTTTTATACAATTCTATATCTTCTACAAACTCATAAAAATTGATGCCCTTGTTTCCTTTGGTTTTGAGCCGATGTTCAAAAAAATAGTAATCGACTATATCACATCCTATATGATTTTTATCATTGATATCATTTAATTCTTCGAGAGATAATAATTTTATTTTGTCCCAATCCCTTTTTACTTTTTCAAAAGAGATTTCTTTTATGTTCATAAAAAATTGAATTATTTTAATATTTATATTCGTCCTTAAAAATGTACGGCGTTTTATTGTCCCGATTTACTGATGAAACATTGGCCGAAAATCGGCGATGGAAAGAGACTTATAATAAACCATGCGTATATGGCAGCACGCGCGCCATCAGCGAAGATTTGCCCATGATAGAATATTTCGTCATTGAAATGAATATAACCACCAATAAAATTGTAGGCATCGGTCTTATTGAAAATAAAAAGGCGCCCAAAACACATATCTATTCAAACCAATATTTCAATAGATATATTTATATTGGTAAGTATTTTATCCCAATTGAGAATGTAGAATACAAGGAAATGCTAGAAGAATTAGAACGGTTGATATTTTATGGAAAGGGGCATTTAAAACGCGGTGGACTAACTCTATTTCCACCTAAACTATTAAAAAAAATATATTTGGAATGGTTTAAATTTCTTCTTAAAGAGGAACTTCTTAAGGAGACTCTAATACCTACGGTGTCCCAGCTAGCGAATACATAAACAATTTGCCTACTGGTGTTGTTCGAGATGATTCCTCAATATGAAATCGAAGCCCTGTTTCTTTAAACAACAATGTTTTTTTTCCTTGAAGTGAGTTAAAATATTCTATAATTGCGTGAAATTCGTGAATTACTTCTTGTGTTTTCTCTACAAGAACCGCGTGAAGAGTTGTTGCGTCATATAATTTCATGTACTTCTGTAAAATATCCATCCCGACGGTTTGGACTAATTCCAAGAGTCTAATATTTACAGCTTTTTTATTCTTTTTTGCGTATACCTCATATATTTTTCTTTTAAATTCTTCATCCGTTAATCTATTCAATATATGAAGCACTCGCACTGTTTCAACATTACGTTCAAATTCGCCTTGATTGGCCGGAACTGTCATGTGTTGTATATGCCCTACCATGCGGTGTATATTAAATATATTTGTTCGGATAAATGATATACTAGGTTGGTCCATTCCAATAAATCCAAGATTTAAATTGTCCAAGCGAGGAAGACCGCCGCACAATACGTCGCCAGGGTTTCGGGGCATAACGCCTCCGCCGCTCGTTTTTAGATAGTCATAATAGTGCGGGTTATGAATATTATGGCCTTTCACTTCTTGTCCTGTATTCCAGTCAAACGCTGTGTGGCAATTTGTACACCACATTTGAGAACACCCGTCAATTTTACTTATTCGCGTGGCGCATTTAGGGCATGGTCTTGAATCTTTTTTAATGAGTTCAGCTGTTTCAACATTACCTGGGTTACACTCGTGCCCTTCGTTCACAATTTCAAAACATTTCGAACAAGTCGTTTTTTCACACAACTCGCATTTATAACTTTTTGAAACAAATCCATTACAGTCTTGGGCCTGACAACGCATAATAAAAGCCTTTACTTCCTTTTTAATTGTGTGCGACGAATTAAATTCGATATCATGTATTAATTTTTCGTTTTGTTGAATAAGTTTTTTGTATTCTTTATTTTTCAATCGTAGTTCTTCAATCTGTTTGTCACATTCTTCCTTAATCAGCAAGTTTTTTGCTGCGACTTGTGATTCAGCTAATTTGCTTTTTTCGATTTCATAATATTTTTGCTTTCGTTTTTCCTTCAAGTCGCTGTGAAAATATGTTTTGTTTACTGACAATAGAACAAATTCGTCGTCCCATGCGAATTTACATGACATACAATGAAACTCTTGAGGGGTTGATTCCAAATAGGTACGGACGCATGTTTTACATGCCGTAAAATTGCATTTTGGGCAGGCACACGGATTGTGGGTAGAGCGGTTCAATTCCTCGCAACAGACAGGGCACGCCATTTTATTGTTAATATATTTAATAATAATTTCATTTCAATTTTTTATATATGTGATATTATTAAATGAGTTTAACATCGGCCGAAAGAACTATTTATAAAAGATTATATACTGTATTATGTGATGAACTTGGCGCAAGTACTACTGGGTCGGTTGGTGAGACTGGCTTAACTGGTGAGACTGGTCTAACAGGTGACACGGGCTTAACGGGTGCAACTGGACTTACTGGCGCTACTGGTTTAACTGGCGCTACTGGTCTAACGGGTGCAACTGGACTCACTGGTGCGACTGGTCTTACTGGTGCAACTGGACTTACTGGCGCTACTGGACTAACGGGCGCAACTGGACTTACTGGAGATACTGGAGATACTGGCTTAACAGGTGATACTGGATTAACAGGTGATACAGGTCTAACGGGTGACACTGGTCTAACGGGTGACACTGGATTAACAGGTGACACTGGCTTAACAGGTGACACTGGTCTAACCTATCACAGTAGTAATGTAGTCTATGTAGATAGTGTATATGGTAACGATTCATTAGGTAATATAACAACAGGGTATCCATACGCTACCGTGAACGCAGCATTAACCGCCATGAGTAGCGGACAAACTATGTTAATATCACCCGGAACATATACAATTACAGAACTTGTTTTAATAAATAATATATCGATTAAAGGCCTCAATTTACAAACAGTTCATTTAAATTATACAACAACCTCATCAAATTCCATGATTACAATGGCGGATAATACTAGTTTGGATGAATTACATATTACTTGTAATATAACTGGGTCAACACCTAATATAACCGTAACAGGTATTTTATTTGGAGGAACATCTGGTAATACATCCAGAATATTAAATTGTATAATTGATATAAGTAATTCATCCATGTCAAAAAATTTGACAAATAATATATACGCCGTTCAATATTCAGGAACACCTTCTATAATTAATCCCTTAACACGGTTTAGTAGTATAGAGTTATGTTTAATTAATATATATTCAAACGGTAATGGTATAAAACGGGGCATTTTAGTAGATGGAACCGTTGACGCTTATATAAAAAATTCAACCATTTTTATAGACCAACCCATCAATACTGACTCGTCTGGTTCTTATGTTGGAATTGAAACAAATGATACAAACGGTAATGGTTCTATCATATTAAGAAGCATAAATGTGGCTTGCATAGTTCCAACTACTGGACAACTATATACCGCGTCAGATATTTTACAAACAACCCCGACTACTCATACGGACCCATCCTTTTTATTAAAAACTGGCATTCAAGTTGGTCCAGGTACAGACTTGATAACTAAAACTGCTGGAGGAAAAGGGTTTTCCACATATACATATCCACAAATTATATATTATGGACTCAAGGGTTCTATAAAAGATGGGCCAAATAGTTCGGGTTATATTTGGCCAGGAACTATGCAAATATCAGGAACGGTACCCGATACAACTACACCACCCGGTTTTTTTAGAATTCAACAACCTTGTCTTATATGTGGAATTAGTGCTGGATTAAATGTTGGTCCAGGAACTGGTCATTCGATTACAATAACCGTTCAATACACATCGATAACAACATCTTTATTAATTACTACGCCATTTACAATAACATTTACTAATGCTCAAACATCTGGTACTTTTTATAACTCATCAGTTACATTAATTACTGGCGATTTATTACATTTACTAGTATCCTATACTGGCGGTAATGGAAATACGGCGCATGACTTATCAGCGCAAATAGATTTATATTAAATAATATAAAGTGTTATACATATTATTTAATAATGTTGCTCTATAACAAGTACAGAGAATATATACATTTAGCTATTGCGATTTATGGAAGTATGGCTTATTATTTTTTAAATATTGACCATAAAATTAAAGCGGCTCAATCTAGTTTACTATTTATATTTTCCGATCTTGTGTTGAATAATGAGTTAACCAAGGATGTAATATTTCATCATATATTAACTATTTTTTCTGGATTAACTTTATATTATTATGATATTACAGATATAATTGATATAGTCGCAACACCTTTTTTAAGCTTTCAAGTATCTAGTATTTTTTTATCTATGTGTTATATTTATAAAATGAATATAAATAAACTATTATTTATAATCACATTTGTATATTATCGAATTTATATACATTATGCGTATACAATAAATACTATCGAATTTCAATTAATTACACGTAATGTTCCCGTTTTTATGTTAATTCATTCTTTATTTTTTTCATTAAATTTGTATTGGCTCTGTTTTATAGTTAAAAAAATTATGAAAGCACTTAAATTAAACTATGTTAATACTGAATGGATTTTACAATATTTGTTATGTTTAAATATTCCAATTACACTTTATAAATTTATTCGCACAAACAATCATTATATTTTAATAGATGTTGCGGGTCACATTATTCTTTTCATAAGAGATTACAAGTATCATCATAACTTATTAAACTATAAGCCTCTTGAAATGAAGACATTTTTATATGACCATGTAGCAATACGTACACATGCGGCATTAACATTAACTACATATTGTATTATAAATAATAATTATAATGTATTATATCCGTCAGTTATTAATCATATGGGTAGTTCAATCATTGCTGTATACGCAACAAAAAATAAAAATAAAAATATGATTGAATTTAATGCGAGTTCATTAAAAATGATGATAACCACTTGGTTACATGTGAATGTTGTCATTGATTCATTGATACTAGCGTATATGTATAATACAGTATTTAAAATGTATATTATATTGTTATTAATTGGAGTCGTATATAAGTATCAAATATTTTATGGTTATACTCATCTTATGTTAGACGTTTTATTGATTTGTCAAAATTGTCTTATTTATTCTTTCTCCGTTTAGTATTTCGTTTATTAATAATATTTGTAATTTTTGAAGTAAGTGCCCGTTTTAAAGGAACGAGCGGTTTATTATAATTCATTTCTATTTTGCCCGCATTGTCGGTTTGATTATACATTTGCATACGTTTTTTCTTAGAGTCTTTGGGAACACACATGTAACCACAAAAATCAGAATAATGTAAAGTGCCGCCATAATTGCGATCTGCTAATTCGGGGTCAGTAATAATTTTACCTTTGGCATCATAAATTGTGCTGGGTTTGTAACCAGGTTTATGCGACCATATTTTCTCTTTATTTAAACGATAATAATGATAATCGCGTTTGGGTGCGACAACTAATGCCCCCTTATAATATTCTGGTCCGCATTGAAAATCCTTTGTTACTTGAAAAATAGTTTTATTATCATCCAACGTGCGTTTCATAATAGTTGGGCAATTAAAATCGGCCGTTTGTAAAGATGGATAATTTGACGCATAACCAGGTTGAGACCGCCTGCAAATATTTTGTTTAGCAAAGTTTTTTTTACATAACTTATACGCAGATTTGCTCTTTAAGTTTAAAAAATAAGAATAACAATTATGACTTTCTCTTACGTGCGGATTATCATTAAATGAACTATTTGCTGATGATATACTCATATATAGTATAAATAGATTATAAAGATTGTAAAAATAATGATTTAATCTTTTTACTATTTTTATTAAAGTTTAATCCATACATAATTTTATTTTTTTCAAAAAACTCTTCCGAACCAAATGTGTGGATGCGTAATTTATAAAGTGTGATTAATTGGTATTCTATGTACTCAAACATATATTTATAATCATCGTCCGACATTTTAACCCAATCTGTATCAAATTTGTAAAGGATTTTTTTTAATTTCAAAAAGGGGGTTTTATTATTCACATCAATTAATAATCTTATAATCTGTTCTTCTACGCTTGATTGTAACGCACTGCTTACATCATCCTCTGTTATTTTAATAGCTACAATCGTATCTTTAAAATTATTACAGTTTGATTGTTCGCGTTTTTCTAATATAGCAACCCGTTTTTCAAGAAAGGCTGATCTCTCAAGTATTTCTTCCATTTTAATTTATATGAATTTAAATGTTTTATTTTCAATTTTAAAATATCTATAATACTCAATGGAAAACACATCATTAATAGAAATTAAAAAATTATTTACTAAACATGGCGGTGTTAATTTTTTTAAAGAGTTTACATTATTAGATGTAGAAGATGCCAAAAAAAAAGTATATTTTCAATTAATTAAAGATAGGCCATCTGATACCGAAAGTATTAAAACATTTTTAGAAAACGGGGCCAAACAAATAATGGAAGAAAAGTTTATGATGGGGTTTGAGAAACCGGTTGGTGCCTTAATAAAAAATACAGTGAGAGATAACCTGAACCCCGATTACAAAAATACCCTTAAAAGGCTTATATGCATCGATTCTCAATATCGACCCAATTTATATCCATACAATGACCCAGACACAAACGAATGCGATTTTATAGTTAATTTAAGTGAAAAACTTATAAATGTAGTAAATATTCAAGTTGAAAATATTCAAATACCATATACATTTTATAATATAGAACACCGTAAAGGAAATAATTATTTGTTCATTAATGACATTTTAATCGATATTAGCGATGGACATTATACATTACCGAGTCTTATAACGACTCTAAATACTAAATGTTCCACGTATAGCGTAGTATTTAGTATGGATATATCATCACAAAAAGTGACAATAACTAATAATGATAATACAAACCCTGTTTCAATCGTATTTTTTGATTCATTAGATAATCAGGATGCAAATGAGGCAAATACAAAAAATACAACCTATTTAACATCAAAGGGTAATCATAATTTGGGGTGGATGTTGGGATTTAGAAAGATAGTAAGTGACGCACAGCATATTGAATTATCTTATACTATTCCAAGTAATTCAGATATACGAGCAGAAGCAATCGCAAATATAACAACTACAAAATATTTTACTATTGTTGTAAATGATTATAATCAAAATCAAGCAAATGGAACCGTTGTACAAACTAAATTAGAAACGAATTACATAAAACCAACCACTTATTTTAATTTCCAAAATACACCATCGAATAAAACATTAGACTGTTTATCATGTGATAATATATCCGAGTATATAAGCGCTGAAAATAGAACCTTAACCAAGGCGCAATTATATACAAGAGCCGAGGTAAATAAATATAAATCTATAATGAACTTGCAGACTAATTATAGGCTTGACAATAAAACGCAAAACCAAGTATTGGCTGTTATACCCTTTGACCCAACGATTGATTTTGGAAAATTATATTTTAACGATAAAATAGATTTCAAGAGAGAATACCACGGGCCGGTTGATATTGAAAAGCTTCACATTCAAGTATTTGATGACAAGGGATTATTAATGGATTTTAATGGAAATGATTGGTATATGGTATTGTATACCGAACATTTATATAAATATTAAAAATTGAAACGATTTTAATTCATATAAAAAACTATTAAAAAATACACAAACATGTATGTTCGTCTTGAAATTGGTGACACCACGATCAAAGTATTTCAGGATGGGTCCATACATCGAAAAAAGAACGACGATAGCTGGAAAATAATTGAGGATAGTTGCAACCATATTAAGGGTTACAATGTGATTCTTATTTCAAAAGAGCAATACATGCGTTCTAAAATAATTGCCGCTGCATATTTAAACCACGACCTTTATGACAACTCAGTGTTTATTTGTCATAAAGATAATAATAAAATGAACTGCTGTCCAGATAATTTATATATTAAACCTAAAATTAAGAAAGAGCTTCCTTGAATGCCTCCTTTGTACGCTTACCTTCATACGGTGAGGCAACGCCATTATCAAAGACCATAATGGTAGGATAGCCGTCAATCTTATATTTAGACATTATCTCTTTTTCTTTCTTTGATCCATTTCCGCAATTTACTTTAAGCATTTTTTTATCCTTTGTATTTATTTCCTCCGCAGTTTCGTCCCATTCAGGCTTTATTTTTTTACAGTGGCCGCACCAATCGGCATAAAACAAGACAAGTTTTTTACCTTCCGCGATTTCACTATCTAATTTTGTGGGCTCTAATTCAAACCCTTCTTTCAAATAATTGACGTATACATAATACAACGCCAACAAAATTGCGATCATGAGTGCTAACCTCGGAAGATTATTTGGTTTTAATATATTTTGCAAACTTCTTAATTTATTAGTGACAAACTTTTGTAAATCCATTATATAAATATAATATATAAAATTAATAATCTATATAATCATCTTCATCGTCATCTTCATCGTCATCTTCA